GCTGCTGGCCAAGTCTGGCCACTATGTCTTTCTGCCTGTCCTGGAAAAGAACCCAGGCTGGCAGCTGATAGCAGTGACCCCGCCTTGGCCACCTTGTCCCCCACCAGGCCCATGCTGGCCTGCTGAGAAAGGGACCCCATGAACGTTCGGCGGCCATCAATCAAGGCCCTGGCTGCCCTGCTGTGGGCTGCCCTGCTGCTGGCTGTGCTGGCAGTGGGCTGCCTGGCTGGTGACCAGGACCAGGCCATCCAGGCCCAGGCCGATGACCCCAGGGTGGAATGGACCACCCTGGTGATAGGGTCAGACCCTGCCCTGGGTGACATCACCATGATCATTCTGACCAGTGGCCAGCCAGTGACCCTGACAGGCAATGCCCAGGCCCATCTGATGGCTGTGGGCGGCCTGGCCCCTGGTGACAGTGAAACCATCCAAGTGGGTGAAAGGGACCTGTCATTCACCCTGTCAAACAACAACACAGCCCCCTAGTGGGCAAAGAAAGGAATCAGCATGCCTGCTGAAATGCGGTCAGACAAAAGCAATATCGTATCATTCAGGTTTTACCTGGCAGACCTGGCAGCCAGCCAGTCTGGTGTGGTCCTGTCCCCCCCTGGGGAGGCCACTGCCACTGACTTGGGACAGCATCCCATCCCCTGGCCTGGGTCCATTGTCGGCATTGGGGTCAGCTGTGAGGCTGCGCGCACGGGTGGGACTGCCACTTTTGCCCCCACCATCAATGGGACTGCCATCAGCACCACAGCGGTCATCAATGCCACTGACACCCAGTATGCCACCAACACAGCGCGCCGGGGACAGCATCCTGTCACAGCAGCACAGCGGATCGGCTGCAAGGTCACCACAGATGCCAGCTGGGCAGCAGGGACCACGCCCAGTGTCCTGGTGACCGTCTATGTGGACATCAATCAAGGCTGATGGCCACCCTTGTCCAGGTCAGATGCCTGGCTGACTATCAGGGCCAAGTCTTTCAATGTGGCCAGGGGGATGTCCTTGAAATGTCCCTGGCTACCTTTCAGGCCCTAGACCAGAAAGCCCCTGGCCACTTTGAACTGGTGGCCCAGGGGTCTGTCCAGACCAGGGCCTTTGATGGCCCCCCTAGAAACACAGCCATGGCATCTGGCCAAACAACAAAGAAAGGAATCTGAATCATGGCCTACACAGGCAATGTGGGAATCGCCGGGGACCTGGGGATCAAGGTCCATCATGCCCCCAAGGTGGTCCCCTGGAAATACAAGCTGAAAAATCAGGCCCGCCCGGCTTTCATCCTGGGCTGGGCACAGCGCCAGCTGGCCCTGTGGACTGCCAAGCTGACCAGGCTGCCAGTGATGCTGGGGTCTGTCAGGGCTGTCCTGGTCAAGTCTGGTGGCCAGCGGCTGGACCTTGGGGTCCTGGGCTATCGTGTGGTTACCACAGCCTTTGTCAATTTCATGGTTGACCAGCTGCAAACGGAAACCAGCACATGGGGCGATTTCAAGTATCATGACAGTGGTACAGGGACCACAGCAGAGGCTGTGGGGGACACTGACATTGAAACAGGGGATGGCCTGGCCAGGGCCACTGGGACCCAGACTGAGGGGGCCAGCGCGAACATCTATCGCTCAGTGGGGACCCTGTCCTATACTGGTTCAGCAGCCATCACAGAACATGGCCTGTTGAATGCCAGCACCAGCGGCACACTGCTGGACAGGACTGTCTTTTCAGCAATCAATGTGTCCAATGGGGACAGCATTGAATTCACCTATGAACTGACTGTGACAGCAGGGTCCTGATGTCTTTGACTGGGTCAGCCACTAGCCGAATAAAAGACAGGGTGGCCCTGCTGCTGACAGTCAAAGGCAGCAGGGCTGAAATTGCCTTGTCCCACAGGGAGGCTGAAAAGCTAACAGCTGACCGGGATGCTGTTGCTGCCTTGCAAGCCAGGGCAGCAGCAGCAGGCATCAAGCTGCCTGACTTTGCTGTCCACTTGAACAGGGACAAGTCATGGGCCATCAGGGTGGGGCCATTGCCTGTGCCCAGGGACTTTGTCTGGCCAGAGGACGAGGAACATGAACCTGAAATCCCAGACATCAAGCCCCCTGACCCTGGGGCCATCAGACCTGGTTCTGGGAAAAGGAAATAACCCTTGGGCCTAGTATGTGAAATAAACTGTGAAAGCAGTCTGACTGGGTCTGATGGCTTTGACAGCACAGTAACAGATGGGGGGCGGCTGTCCTGGTCCAGTTCAGCTGGCCTGGGCGGGTCATCTGGTGGGGTTTCTGTTCAGGCTGATGACACTGTCACCATCTATGGCCGCAAAAACTGGACCCAGATCACCAGTGATGAATACAGATTCAGATTCTACTTTGACCCTAACGGTTATGCTGAGTATGGAATAGGCCAGATTCTGACCATCTTTGACAATAACAGCGGCAGGCTGCAAGTATCCTATACCAGCAGCAGTGGCCCTGACCACAGTGTCAGGGTCCGCTATATGGATGACAGCATGGGCTGGACCTATCTGGGCAGCAGTGTCAGCATCAGTGATGCTGAACATTACATTGAAATCCATGTGGAATATGCCAGCGGGGCATCTGCCAATGATGGCCAGATCACCTATTATATAGATGGTGTCCAGCAGCAGCAAGTGTCAAACATTGATCTATACAATCTCAGCAAGCCATCCAGTGTCAGGATGGGTGTCCCTTACACAGGGAATGACTGGAATTCCACATTTTATCTTGACGAGTTCATTTTTCGGGACGACGGCACAGAAATTGGCGAGAGTTCCCAGGAATTTGACCAGTCAGCTGCTGGCAGCATCAGCCCATCAGGGGGCCTGGCCAGGGAAATTGGCCTTGGGGGGCAGGCAGGAACCTTGGCCCCAGCAGGCCAGCTGTCCTATGCTTTGCAAGCCAGACGCACAGTGGCAGGCATCCTGGCCCCAGCAGGCCAGCTGGTCAGGCTGACTGATAAACAGACCCAGGGGACCCTGGTCCCAGCAGGCAGCCTGGCAAGAGGCACAGCCAAGACAGCTGGTGGGGTCCTGGTTCCTGCTGGTGTTCTGGCCAGGCTGCCAGGCAAGCTGGCCCAGGGCACAGTGTCCCCATCAGGGGCAGCCACCAGGTCAGTGTCAGTGACCAGGTCAGGGGCATTGGCCCCAGCTGGTGACCTGGTCAGGCAGGCAGGGAAAGCCCTGGCTGGCCTGCTGGCCCCAAGTGGCACATCAGCCAGGCTGCCCAGGAAATCCACAGCTGGCACAGTCTCAGCTGCTGGGGCTGTGACCCGCCGATCGTCGACGCACAGCCCAGCAGGAACCTTGGGCCTGGCTGGGGCAATGACCAGGACCACCAGGCTGACTGGCCTGGCTGGGGACCTGGCCCTGGCTGGCAGCATTGCCCTGGTGGTCAGGGTGGTCCTGACTGGGCAGCTGTCTGCCAGCGGAGCAGTGGCCACAGTGACTGCCTGGACCCTTGCCCTGGCTGGGGTTCTGGGGCTGACTGGGGCAGCAGCCAAGCTGGTCAGCTTGTCAGGATTGTCTGGCAGCCTGGCCCCAGCTGGGGGCTTGACCACATTCAAAAAAATCATCCAGCTGGCCACTGGTGGCCTGGGCCTGGCAGGGTCCATCACCAGGCAGACATCCACCTCCACAGATGGCAGCCTGGCCATGGCTGGGCAGCTGACCAGGCTGACCCAGCTGGCCAGTCTGTCAGGGACCCTGGTCTTGGCTGGTGTGGCCACAGGCATCAGGCTATACTTTGCACAGCTGACAGGGGTCCTGTCCCCAGCAGGCAGCCTGGCCAGGCACACATCCACCAGCACAGCAGGCAGCCTGGCCCCATCAGGAATAATGACCAGGCTGGTGGTCCTGGTGGCCTTTGCTGGGGACCTGGGTCTGGCTGGGTCTGTCTCGAGGGCTGCCCGGCTGACCCTGGCAGGAACAGTGGCCATGGCAGGCAGCCTGGCCAGGGCTGTCAGCATCAGCCTGGGTGGGGTCCTTGTCTCAGCAGGCCAGCTGACCAGAATCACCAGGCTGGTCCTGGCTGGCAGCCTGTCCCCAGCTGGGGGCCTGTTCAGGTTCATTGCCCTGGTGGCATTCACAGGGGACCTGGTCCCAGCAGGCCAGCTGACCAGGTCCACCAGGACAGCAGCAGCCGGCGAGCTCGGCCCAGCAGGCCAGCTGGCCAGGTCCACAGGCAAGGCCCTGGCAGGGTCCTTGGGCCTGGCTGGCCTGGGGGATGGCAGAAAACTGGGCATCCCTGTCCTGGTCACAGGGACCCTGGTCTTGGCTGGCACAGTGGCCAAGAAAGCCCAGCTGGACCTGGCTGGCAGCCTGCTGCTGGCTGGTGGCCTGGCCAGATTCATTCAGCTGGTTCTGTCCAGGGCCTTGGGCTTGGCAGGAACCCTGGTTCCCTTGCGATGGGAACAGGCAGGGCCAGTCATCCGGGCGGCTGTTCAAGGAATCAGGTTAAGGGCTGGCAGGGTCCTGGCCCCACCCACCATCAGGGGGGCAAGGACTGGGGACCCTGACATCAAGGGGACAGATGAAACATGATCCGACTAGAAATCACAGCGGCTGACATTGACAATCTGATTGCCCAGGGTTACACATTGATCCGAGTGTTCACAGACACTGCCCAGGATGGGGATTTCACCACACTGGATGGGACTGTCACACTGGTGGCCCAGACGTCCGGTTATAGCTATGTGGACCCAGATGGGGACAGTGATACCTGGTATAAAGTGGCCTACTGGGGCAGCAGCCCAGGGCAGTCTGACAAGTCTGATGCCCAGCAGGGTGGCACAATTGATGCCTATTGTACTGCCTTTGATGTGCGCCAGGAACTGTCCACTGGGTCTGGGTCATCGGCGATCAGCCCCAAGTGGGACCAGGTCCTGTGGTCCTGTGCTGTGGCAGTGTCCAGGCTGGTGGATCAATACAAGGGTCTTGAACCTGGGGCCTACATGGCCAGCGGGTCATCAGCCAGAACCATTGATGGAAATGGCAGGGCAAGCCTGTGGCTGCCTTGGCCAGCAGTCAGCATTTCCCTGGTAGAGGTCGAGGAAACAGACGGGACATATACCAGCTGGGCATCCACTGACTGGGTCAGGTATCCAAGGAATGCCCTGACCAATGACCCCATCAGGCGGCTGGATGTGAACAACAAAAGCCCAGGCACAAAGCAGACCTGGACCAAAGGCATGGACAGGGTCAGGGTCACAGGGGTCTGGGGAGTGTCCACCAGTCCCCCTGACTTGATTGTCAGGGCGACCATGACCCAAGTGGCCCAGTGGTATAATCTGGTCAAGTCTGGCTGGTCTACTATTTCAGGGACCCCAGAACTGGGGACAGTGGAATTGCCCAGAAAACTGGACCCAATGGTCAAGGAACTGGTCCGGCGTGCCCCACCCAGAATGGCCAGGCTGTGATGGCCAGAAACACGCTTGTCAGGAGCGATTCTGAGCAGGGAATGATCCAAACTTGGCAGGAAATCTGCCACACTTTTGCCCAGGGGGCTTTCTGACAGATGTCCCAAACTGCCACATACAAGATAGATGACAGCCAAGTCAGGGCCTGGTCAAAGGTCCTGGCCATGTATCCTGAACTGGCTGAACCCATCGTGGTCACAGCCATGAAAAAATCCATCTATGCTGTGGTGGCTGAAATCAAGCCCAGGACCCCAGTCAATGAGGGTGACTTGCTGGGGTCCATAGCAGGCAGGGTGGAAACCCTGGGGACCATTGGCCAGATAGGTGGGGAAATCAGGGGGATTGCTGAATCTAACCTGGACTATGCTTTCCCTGTTGAAATCGGCAGGCAGCCTGGGACCTGGGTCCCCATTGAACCCCTGAAAAGATGGGCCAGGCTGGTCCTGGGTGACGAGGGGGCGGCCTATGCTGTCAGGGCCAAGATATACAGCAAAGGCATCAAAGGGCGATTCATGTTTGCCAGGGGATGGATGGAAGCAAGGCCCCTGGTCAAAGGGTTCTTTTTAGATGCCCAAGAGGAAATCATTGATGCTGTGGCCAGCAGGGCCAGAAAAGGCAGATAGATGGCAGACCTTTCACCACATTCACCAGATGAATTGGACCTATACATCACAGCCCTGACAGCTGGGCTGGCCACTATGACTGGCATCAATCAAGCCCCAGAACATCCACCAGACAGCTTGGAGGACTGCCCCATGGTGGTCTGTCACATTGTAGAAACAGACACCACAAGATCACCCACCATCACATGCTTGATCTATGGTGATGTGTTGCTGGACAGGAACAGCCTGCCAGTGGTCGAGGCAGCAGCCAGACCTTACATTCTACTAGGGACAGAATACTTTCTGGGGCATGTCACCCAAGATGGGACCTGTGCCCAGCAGGACCTTTTTCACATTGATGGCCCAGGACCTATCACTTGGGCTGGAAAGGATCATTTCGGTGTCAGATACCACATCAAAACCAAATTCCATGTCAACCGGCTTTCAATCTCTCCCTGATGGCCAGGTCTGGGCCAGGTACATTGGCACAGCTGCCCATGCTGCTGTGCCTGGTGTCCCTGCCAGGGACCTGACCCCAGACGAGGTGGTCAAGT